GATTACTTCGCCCTGACCCATCGCCACGGCGGCGCGGATCTCGGCTTTCTTGGTTTCTTCGGCCTTGCGGGCCTCCAGCTCCGCGTTGATGCCGCGGATCTCTTCTTCCAGTACGTTGAGGTCGGCCTCCGGCGCGTCGATTTCCGTCGCAATGGCGGCCTTTCTCTCTTCTAACTGGTCAACAGACATTTCTTTGAAGTCCATGTCATACCTCCAAAAGGATTTTAATGCGTAATTTCTTCTCTTCTCTCTTCCTCTGCTCGGCTCTTACACTCTCCAGTGAAGTCTTGGCACTCTCCAGTGCTTCAGACAGGCCTCGTGCCTGGATAGAAGTGGCTTCATACGCGGGGAACGTCACGGCAGATACCTCGAACACCTTGGAGATGCTTCTGATGTGTCTCGTCGGGTGATCAGTGTCCACGTCGTCCCAACTATCTTTATCAACGACGAACATGAAAGACATTCCGGAGATGTCTCCACGCTCGACCGCTGAGTAAAGGCTTCTTGCATCGGCATTGTTCTCCGTGTCCAAATTCACACGGATGGCCATGCCCTTGCCTTCGATGACTTCCATCTGCATAGTCGAGTTTGCGTTGTTGTTTCTCGAACGTGCCAGCGGAATCATGTCGGTGTTATGGTTAACTAAGAAACGGACGTCTCTGAGGTCCGTCTCCGCGAGTGCTCCGTCGTCTATGATCTCGTCATACCAATCCAAATTGGTGCGCTCGTCGTAGACGATCGGCTGGCCGGTGATGACCGAACCTTTGTCATTCTGCTCGGCTCTCACTTCAAACTCGAAGCTTCTGATCTCTTTCATTCTTCGCCCACCTTTTCGTCAGTTGTGTAATATTCGCCGCGGATGATCCGGACATCTCCGTCCTCAACAGGCGGAAGGTTCCATATCTCGCGGACGTCGTTGATGCTCATGATGCCTCTGTCGAGCATCTGAGAAGATACATTCAGCTTATCGGCGTTACTTAGATACTGGAGCCGGTTCGCCGTAGCGTGTACCGCGTTCCCGGAAGACTGCTCTCTCAAAGTGAAGAGCATCTTCGTCATTACTTCGGAGAACTGGATGGCAAACGGCTCGATCGCGCCTTCATAGAAGGCTGACCAGGCGTCGCCGAAAGCTTTGTTCTGCAGGACGTCCTCATTGACGCCGAAGTACTCGAAGACGTTCTTCCGGATGATCTCCATCTGCTTGTCGTCCACGACCCACGGCTTGACGTCGATCTGCTTGATGTTCTGATAGGTGTTCGGGAACAATAAGAGACCGCCACCCTCAGACTCCCGCCGGAAGTTCTTGGCGGTGAACCGCTTCCGTTCTTTCGCGAGATCTTCTTCTTTCGCGAAGTTGGAAAGCTGGGCCATGAATCTGTAGGTCGCCGCGCTCTTCACGCCTTCTTCGATGCCCTGGTTGGTGATGTGGATCAGATCCATGGTCGGGAAAAGCGCGTGATTCGTTTCGCCAAGGAAGTCGCTCTTGTATTGATGTTTAGTCATCAGTCCGCAATAAGCTAACTCCACGGCCGCCTTCTCATGATTCGCGAACTCGTATCTCAGATACGGCACACCGCCGAACTGGACGATCTCGCATCTCTGAGGCAGTGGCGTGAATATCCCCGACGGCTCTCCGTACTCGTCGTAAATGGGGCAGATAAAAGCCGTGTTGTGAACATCCAAAATCGTGCAGAGCCGATATAAGAACTGGCTCCACGTTTGGAATTCATTCGGGGCGTGTTTCATCTTTGCCCTCAGAGCCGGACGCGCCGTTCCGGCGATCTCGACCTTCAGCTTCGAGATATTGGTCGCTCTCGCGTTGATAGCCGACCGGATCAGCTCCATCTCGTACACCTCGCCCCCGTAGGAAGTGAATCGCGGAGTGTATCCGTTCAGCATTTTGAAGGCCTCTTCATATCGCCCTCTTGGCTTCGGTCTGTTGCCGAAGATCTTGTCAAACAATCCCATAGGTTTATCCCTCGTTCTTGAGTTGGTCGCCGATCTCGGCATACCATTTCTGCCGAACGGTCATCGCGTCAAGCAATGCCGCGGCTCCATCTATGTGGAGAGACGGGGAAAGTTTAATAAGCTTTCCTCTGCCTCGTTCCGTACTCATTTTTATCGCGCAGTTCAAAAGGTGCGCCTTTAATAAGTCGTTATCCCCGATGTGGATCTTCCCGTCTTCCAGTAAACCTTGTGTTTCCAGGATGACCCCGTACAGGTTCTCGCCCTGGAAGACATCGTCCATATGGAATCCATAGGCCTGCATATCCTGGACTAAGTACTGGGCCGAGTAACGGTCGTATCCGATCTGTAGCGGATAGATCTTGTGTTCTTCCACCAGGGAAGTGAACCAGTTATAGCAATCGTGATAGTCGACGAAGTTGTCCCCGGAAGGTTGTAGGAGTCCGCGCTGGATGTAAATGTTGTATGGAACTCCGTCCCTCTGAGAGCACTCGTCTATTTTTTCAGCCGGAAGAAAGAACTTAGCGAAAACATAGAGTTCTCCGTTCTTCTCGATGACTGCCGTGCAGGCCGTAAGGTCGCGAGTCTGAGATAGGTCGATGCCGCCGACACAGTAAGTGTTCTCGAAGTCCTTCAGTTCCAGCGAAGGACCGGAAGCGGTCTCGACTACCTTCGAGGGCAGCCATGCCAGGGACGAGTTCTGTTTGATGTTGCAATATTTGGTTAAGAACTCCGCCCGTTTGGATAGTGATCCTTCCGCGATGGCTATTTCTTCGAGAAGATAGTCGACAGTAACAGAGACGCCAAGGTTCGGGTTGCTCTTCCTCAGCTCGTTGATGTCGTTCCACTTCTCCACGTCGTCGATCATGTACAGGACCGGGAGAAGCCTCTTCTCTTTCGATTCGCCCATCAAAAAACGAGTTGATCGTTTCATCAACTCGTCATATATCGAATCGTTTACATATCCGGCGGTGGTGCAGGACAACAGGATCGCCTGCGGCCTCGCGCCCATGCCGGACTTCATGACCTCGTATTGTTTGAGGCCCTTGTCGCCTTCCCAGGCGGCGATCTCATCGCACACACAGAACGATGGATTGAAGCCATCGGACTTCTTGGCGGAGAATGCGATCTTCTTGACCATTGCGTTCGTCCCCGGAATGTACAGGTCGGTCATGCGATGCCTGGCAAGCTCAGGGTCGTCTCCGAATTGCTTTGACTTCTTAGCCCGTTCAAGCTTCGCCTTCCGTTCCTGCCACTCAGGGTCGAGCGTGGTCATCATCCAAACGGAGTTATAAATCAGATCCGCCTGATCTAACTTAGGCGCAACGTTGAAACATCTCGCGCCAAAGCCTCCGTCCTTCTGCCAATCATATTTTTCCATCCCGGCGGCAAGAATTGATTTACCATTCTTTCGAGCCTCCAGGAGAAATACTTCTCTGAATTGTCTGTGTCCATCCGCGTCCACTATTCCGTAAACGCAGGACAGAAAAGCCTTTTGCCATGTTTCCAGGATGAACCTCTGCGGTGCTTTCGGTCCTTCCGTGTGGAAAGTGTGGTTTTCGATGTACTCGATCGCGTCCGCGGCCTTCTTTTGGTCGAAGAAGAACAGGCCTTCCTCCAAACCGTGGACGATATACTCGTACAAAAGGACGATCCAGCGGCCCACGGTCACAGAATTATTCTTGATTTGCTGGTAGTATGTGAAAATCCAGTTTTCTGTGTCCATGTCGTCCTTTCTCGTCCTAATTCGTCGCGATATATAATTATCGAGTTCGCCCACCGGTGTCTGACGCCTGTAACCCGATTATTCCATAGGGGCTATCCTCCCAAGCTCGTCGACCTTGTATCGCTTCTCCGGCTTGTGAAGAATAGCGTGACAGTCCCGGCAGACCAACTCTAAATTATCAAAGGCAAGAGAGACGCTTGGGTCCTGGATATTCTCGGGAGTTAGATGTATCTTGTGATGAACTATCTCCCCTGTCTTGTATATCCCTTTCTCCAAACATCTCTCGCATAAATATCCTTTGCTTTTTGCGTAAGCCTTCCTGCATTCTTTCCACGCTCTTGAGTTGTAGAACCCTTCCGCGAATTCCCTCGCCATTACTTAAGATATGCAGAGTTTACAAATCCCGTATACTTGGTTGTGCTGGTCTCATACTCCACGCATAACCATCTCGCATTGCCTACCATGGAATAATAGCCGTAGCATCTTACCTTTGCCTTGTTCGGGATCGTGACAATCTTCCCGTTCCATACCCCTGCCGCCTGTCTCATGTTCAGACCGTCAGAGGCATTGACTGTATACGTCTTGTTGTACGTTGCACTCGGCCCGTGCGTGGCGTAGCCTGTGCAATGCACGTTCTTCTTCACCGTTGCGTTCGCGGGCTTCTCCGCCACTGTCGCACCCAACAGCTTGTTTACTTCCGCCGCGATCTGACCGTGGCGATTATACAAATACGTTCCGGGGCAAGACTTATTCGCGAAGTCTCTGTGGACCGTCATGTTGCACCCACCCCGATGGTTCACTCTGTCCGATTTGTTGGTGGACCACACAAGCTTCTTGATTCCATTACGCTTGCAGATATCCGCCACCAGCTTGATCAGACTCTTATAAGCCGCATCCGTGACCGCGTACGGCTCCTTTGTATCGGAGGCCACTTCGATCGTGATGGCTCTGTTGTCGTTCACCGCACTGGAAGAGCACCACGATCTGTCCTTCTCCTCGCAGTACATCCCGATCTTGCCGTCATAACCTATGCCGTAGTTCGAGGATGCCTGTCTGCTTGCAGGTGCGAAGATGTTCCCCAGCGTCTGAACCGTACATTGACCTACCACGCAGTGAATGGTGATCGTGTCGATCTTGTGGTTTCTCGGAGACGTGCGGTTCGGCGAGATCTTTGTGTAATTAACTAAGCTTGAATTACTCATCTTTGTCGCCCTCGAATTCTTCTTCCGTTTCCTTCGG